CCAAGCTGAAGAAGAAGCTCAGCCTTGGAAGTCAGCTGATGGTTGCCAGCACTGTTTTCTGGGCTGGAAACACCTACATCATCAGTCAGGTTGACACTGACACAGATGACAACCGGGAAGTCATCACCATCAAGGCTGTCCGTTTCTTTCCCATCCACTTTTAATTTCCCCTAACACCAATGAAAAAAGCCAAAGACCAAAACGAAGACACCCCGGCCAGCCAACAGCTGCTGGACTCCATCAAACAGACAGTGCATAACATCACCAAGCCTACCTTTGAAGGCATCAGTGAAGCTGCCAAGCAGCTCAGCCCCAATGAAGCCTTGGTGCTGGCCATTGCCCACTGTGAGAATGTGGCTGCTGATAAATTCAACCCACATTTCAAGTCCAAGTATTTCGGGCTTAGTGACCTGCTGGCTGAAGTTAAGCCCATCTTCCTGAAGTATGGCCTGACCATCCTTCAGACCCCTTACACCACTGAAACCCGGATTGCCCTGAAGACAGAAGTGCTGCACCATACCGGACACCGGTTTGACTTTGGTGAATTGGCCGTGAAGTCTGAAGGCACAAACCTTCAGCAGCTGGGTAGCATTACAACCTATCTGCGTAGGTATTCCATCAGCACGCTAGCTGGCATCAGTGGGGATACAGACTTGGATGATGACGGCAACGCTGCCACCCATAAGCCCTACCCTGCCCAAGCCTACACCAAGCCGGTGACGCAGAAGCCCCAGCCGGAAGCCAAGGCAAGCACTTGGTGGGTGGCCATTGGCATTGATACTGTGGCCAAGGTTAAGTCTGCTGAAGCTATCCTGTGGAAGAAGGGCTGGCTGGCCGAAGGTGAGCTGCTGGAATTCCTGCCGGAAGACAAGGTGCAGCTGCTGACCGGCAATCCCAAGATGACCCAAGCGTTTATGGAGGCAGTTAACAATGGGTAACCTATTTCCCCAGACCCAGCCGGTTTACCGGTATCCCTTAGCCCATCTGTTCAGCAGGGTTGGCAAGCAGGGTGTGGCTTTGGATTTGCTGCATCAAGGCATCAAACCAAGGCACATCCGCAAGTGCATTGGCATTTCTAACCGGCAGCTGAAGAAGGCTAAAAACCTTTACCGCATCCCTACTGCTGAACAGCTTGGGGTGGTTGGCCGCATTGCCATCAACAGCATTAAAGCCAATGTCTAACCTTATCCCAATCCCTCTGGCTGAAGCTGCCCTTGACGCTCAGGCTGCTGACCTTCAGAAGCTCCGGCTGACTGAGCTTAAGTCTTATGTCAGCAAAGCTTCCTTTGATGAAGTCTGGATGCTTTATCAGCGTGCCTTGGAAGAAGTCCAGATGCTGAAGCAAGCCAACCAACCGGGTGGGCTGGCTGACCAGCTGAAGGTCACACAGGCCGCAGCCTTGAAGCTGGCTGAGCTGGCCGACAAAGCCTTTTACTATTCCCGGGAACACCGGGAAGCTGCTGACATTTACATCAAGACCATCCGCACCATCTGCCCAAATGGTTAATGAAACCAACGGACAGCAACCGGCTGAACACCGGTCAAAGCTGCGTCAAATCCTAGACATTATGGCTGACCTGCTTGGACGGCAGAAAGAGCTGGCCAGCATCTGCCGCCAACTTGATTGGGACAACAGGGAGCTGCGTCTTAGGGTTGATGCCCTTGAGCGTCAGGCTGCCGCCTACCGGAAGAAATACCCAATTGAGTAAGCCAATTAAATACACTGTTGAAGAAGGCCGGGACAGCAACGGAAGCACCAAGCATTTCATCTTGGTCACCGGTGGCCACTTCAAGCACAGCCCCGGCTTCCTGTCTTGGGATGGCGTGCTGGTCAGGTTCGATACCAAGACAGACGCTGCCTTGTTTTGCCAGCTGGCCAACACCGGCTTCATTGACTTTCCTTTCTGCAACCCAACCAACAAACCCAAAGCACCCAAACCCAATGATAACTAAACAGATGATTGATGCCCTGCCCACTTCCACTTGGACAAGGGCTGACTATGACGCTTGCACCAACCTGAACCAATCTGCGGCCAAGCTTCTCTTGGTCAGCCCCGGTCACTTCAGGGACTACCTTGATAGTCCCCGGAAGGAAACGGCAGCCCTGCGGATGGGGACGCTGGTGCATCTGGCCACCCTTGAACCTGACCGGTTTAACGCTGAGCTAATCACCATCCCTGAAGACGCACCTAAGAAGCCCACTGAGAAGCAGCTTAACGCTAAGAAGCCCAAGCTGGAACACCTTGAGGCAAAGGCTTGGTGGGATAACTTTAATGAGCTGGCCAAGGGTAAGACCATTGTTGACCAAGATGAACAGGAACAGGCCAAGGCTATGGGTCTTGCCCTGTCCGCTGAGCTGAAGCATTGGGGAGTCAAGCCGGTGGCACAAGAGCTGTCCCTAACCTGCACTTACAGCGACATTGCCCTGAAGGGTCAGGTGGATTTGATTTCAGAAGACGGATGGATTTATGACCTGAAAAGTATGGAGAAGCGTCTTAGCCCATACACAGTCCGCAGCTCAGTCTATAAGTGGGGCTATCAGTTTCAGGCCGCCTTCTATTGCCTGTTGTTCAAGCAGGTCTTTGGCATCCGGGCTAAGGGCTTCCGGATGGTCTGTGTTGAAAAGTCCAAGCCCTACGCAACCGGCATCTATGAAATCAGTGGTGAGCTGATTAACGAAGGGATGCTGCAAGTGACTCAGGCGTTGGAAAGCTACAAGGCTTGCACTGCCTTCAACAGCTGGCCGCTATACCCAAAGCAAATCAACATCATTGAACCTTATAAGTCCAAGGATGAAACTGATGCCATCATCTTCAGCTGATGACTACCCTAAGAAAAGTTTGGGTGGCTGAAGTCTTCCAACCTAAGAAGGAAGGTGAAAGCCATTTCTATCTGTTCCACTGCCACCAAGAGGAAGCCCCGGCTGGCATAATCACAAAGGGGAAGCTTTACCTTTACAGTGGTAATGGCTTTGTCCGCATTGAAAACCCTGCCACAGCCATCCTTCTTCAGCAGCTGCTTAACGATGGGCAGCTGACTGTTAAACCTTTCACCAACGAAACTAACCAATAACTATGACCTATAACAACCAAAACCCCAACCGGCCTAAGCTCACAGCCATCACCAATCCCGGTGACTATGTGGTGAAAATCTGCCGCATCCGTGATGAAGACATTTCCACTACCCAGAAGGGTGATGCCAAAATCAAGGTGCTGATGACCACCAAGGACAGCCAGAAGATTAATGATGTATTCTTTGCCAGCACTGATGGTGCTTTGAAGCGTGCAGCTGCCTTTGTCAGCACAGCCACAGGCCAGAAGGTTGGTCTGCCTGTCCGGTCTGCTGAAGGTCTGAAGTCCTTTCTGGCCAAGGCTGAAGGCAAGTGGCTTAAGGTGACTGTGGTGCAGGAAGATGTTACCTTTGCTGACGGCACTACCAAGACCATCTGCAAGGTTACCAAATTCCATCCGTTCACCCAACAGGTTGACACCACTGAAGCCCCGGAATTTTAAACCATAGGTTGACCGGCTGCCACCCCAAGGGCAGCTTGCCAGCCACCTAAGACCCAATGACAACCCACAAAGCCCCAAGCCAGCTGCCGCCATCTGACTTGGATGCGGAACGGACTGTGCTTGCATCTATCCTTGTGGATGCTGGCCAGACTTCAGGCATCTTCAAAACCTGTGCTGAGCTGAACCTTCAGCCAGCCACCTTCTTTGAACCCAAGCACCAGACCATCTACCAAGCCTGTCAGCAGCTGATTGCTGAAGGCATCAACCCGGATGAGCTGACCCTTGGTAACCACCTACGCAGCACCCTAGCCCTAGACCAAGCCGGTGGGGTGACCTACATTAATGAGCTAACATCAACCCTGTTCAGCCCATCCCCTAACATCCGGCCAGCCATCAGCATCCTAGCTGAGAAGCACCAAGCCCGGCAGCTCATCTACATTGCCCGGGACATTACAGCCAAGGCACTGTCAGGGGCTTTCAAACCGGCTGAGCTGGCCACTTCCTTCCAAGCCCAAGCCAAAGCCCTGCTTGATGCCAACTCAGGCCAGACCACCACGCAACGGATGGCCTTGGAAGACCTGCTTAACTTTGACCGGCACAATGACGAAAATAACCTGATTGGTAACCGGTGGCTGTGCAAGGGTGGCAGCCTTCTTTTCTCAGGCCAAGCCGGGTGCGGCAAGTCCAGCCTAGTGACTTCTATGCTGGTCAATTGGTCGCTAGGGAAGCCCCTGTGGGGTATCAAGCCGGTCAAGCCCTTGCGGATAGTCCTGCTGCAAAGTGAAAATGACGGCGGGGATTTGGGCGAGCAATGGCAGGATGTGCTTAACGCAATGCACCTGACCACGCTTGAACGGCAGATGCTGTTTGAAAATGTCTTCATCTACCGGGAAGCAGTTAAGACCGGTGATGCCTTCGGCCAGCTGATTGAAGACCTAGTGAAGACCCATTCTGCTGACCTGCTGGTGTGTGACCCCTTGCTTGGGTTTGCCGGTGGGGATGTGTCCAAGCAGGAATTTTGCAGCCACTTCCTGCGTCACATCCTTCAGCCCTGCCTGATGCGGACAGGGTGTGCCCTAATCGCAGTCCACCACCAAAACAAACCACCTAAGAAGGGTGATGGCAATGTGCAGTCCACCTATGACTTCACCGGGAGTAGTGAGCTAGCCAATTGGTTCAGAAGCACAGCCATCCTTAGGCGGGAAGACCAAGAGCAGCCCCACTTCATCTTCAAGCTGGGTAAGCGTGGCGGCCGGGCTGGGATGCGGGATGGCCAAGGGATGTTCACTGAGTCCCTACGCATCCGGCACAGCAAGGTTAGGGGTGAAATCAAGTGGGAAATTAACAACGCACCCCCACCCTCAGAAGATGATGTGTGATTTTTTCACAGCTCTTGTGGCCTACCAAACCAGCCCCAACCAAGCCCGGCACAGACCTATTACCCTAAAGGGTAATAATAGGGGTATTACCCCTATGGCTTTTAACGCTTCGCTAAGCCAAGGGGTTTAACCCCTATCCCAACCCCTGACCC